CCTATGGCGCGAGCCCGAGGCACTAAAGCTTTGGCTGCACCTGCTAATGGCGGCATCGCTTACCGATAAGGCCACGGTATTTAACGGGAAAATGCTCAACATAAAGCGCGGGGATGTGGTCTTCGGACTGCATGCCGCAAGCGCCAGATTGGGCATCTCAGTACGCCGTCTGAGAAAGTACCTAAACTGGTTCGAATCCGATAATATGATTGACAAGCAAACGACAAACAAATTCTCAATCATTTCAATAACTAACTACAGTCAGTATCAAGATACGGGCAAGCAACCGTCAAGCAAGAGTCAAGCAACTGACAAACAAACGGCAACAACTATACAAGTAACAAGTAACAATAAACAATCTATACCCCCGACAGTGGGTGAAGTGAGGGCGTATTGTGAGTCGCGGGGCAACGGAATAGACCCCGAAATGTTCATCGCGTTCTACGAGGCGCGAGGGTGGAAGATCGGTAAAGAGAGGATGAAATCATGGAAAGCCTGTGTGGTTACATGGGAGAAGCGTAGGCAAGAGCAGACCCCTACTCGCGAAGAGTCATGGAGTGTAGAGCTATGAAGCTTCCACAAGGACTAGAGCTAGACCAATACCTTGAACTCACTGGCTTGATGGAAGCCTCTCAGATACATTCGGCGGGTCGGTGGCATGATGAGGTGGTCGAACGATCCAAAGGCCAGAAGATCTGGGGCGCTAAGTTGCCGTGGCCTAAGACGCATGACACGTTTCGGTTAAGGCAGGGAGAGCTAACCATATTCGGGGGCGCTAATGCGTCCAAGAAATCCCTCATAGGCGGCGAGATAATCCTTAGCCTGCTGAAACACTCCAAGGTTTGCCTCGCGTCTCTTGAGATGAAGCCTAGCGAATCCTTGTACCGCATGCTTATGCAGGCCGCAGGCACTAAGGATGGGACACCTGCCGAGTCTTTCATTGAGGACTTCTCGGCGTTCGTGGATAAGAATCTAGTGATATTCGATCAGCTAGATACGGTTAAGCCCGAGCGAGTGCTATCAATCATCCACTACTGCGTTAAGGAATTGGGCTGCAAGTATGTGTTCGTGGACTCCCTCGCGAAATGTGGTACGGGATTCCAAGACTACTCCGCCGAGACTGAGTTCGTTAACAAGCTACAGCACTGCGCTAAGACCTTGGACGTAGGCATTATCCTAGTGGCTCATATCAGGAAGCCGCCACAAGCAGATGACAACTGGATACCCGACAAGTATTCCATTCGCGGGGCAGGTACGCTTACCGACATGGCCGATAATGTTTTGCTTACATGCAGTAACCCAAAGCGAAAACAGCTCAAGGAATTGGCAAAGATAACCGAACTAGATGAGAAGCAGCAGGAATATTTAGCTAAACATAAAGACCAAAAGCTGATTGTCGCGAAGCAAAGACACTCTGGTGGATGGGAAGGCACATACAATTTTTACTTCCATGATAACAGCTTACAGCTAACCGAGCAGGAGGATCGGCCTCGCAGGTTTTATTTCGACACAATTGTTGACAAGGATATTTAATTTATATTACGATGACTACACATTCTGAGGAGGATGACATGAAATACATCAAAGAGTGGCTCGCTGAGCCAATAACCGCAACACACTATCTGATTGACGGTGACATCGATTGGGATGTAGTCCCACAAGATGACATCGAAAAGATGATCTTCTCTGTACTGCATGACGCAGATGCTAACGAGTATCTCTGCGACATCATGCTCTATCACGCAGACCCCGAAGTCCTGCGCGGCTGCATCCATAAGCTAATTACAAACAAAGCTGACACGCTTACTTACTCTGTTATTTTCAGGGGTGAGATGCGTGAGGCTGTCCTGTCTTTCATTAGGGACGTTGCCACTCGCGAGATTGGTATAGCCGAGACCGCGCTAGCTATTTACGGTCATGACTATGAGACCACAGAACAGGCCATGCACCGCATTCGCGATGACCTAAACGAACAAGAATACCTGAGATAGGGGGATATCATGACAGATTACAAATTAACTTTAGACACTGAAAAAGCGCGGATACTATTCTCATCACTACTCAACACGCAAGTAGAGTGCAGAAGGATCGAAGAAGATAAAGAGGCCAAAGCCAAGTACCCCACACTGGTGGGCATGGCGCAGCTAACACAAGGCGTGATTGATGATGTGTTAGACACAATGTTCGCTCAAGAGGAGGGTGAAGATGAAACAATCTGAATCAATAGCAAACCTAGCAGCCGCGATGGCTGCGGCACAGGGGGAGATGGGCGCAGCAGTTAAGGGCTCGGCCAACCCATTCTTTAAATCTAAGTACGCATCACTAGGTGATGTCATCGAGGCTGTCAAAGCCCCGTTCGCAGCGCATGGATTAAGCTATGTGCAGTTCCCTGTCAGTGGTGAGGGCTCTGTCGGCCTAGCTACTAGGCTGATGCATTCCTCTGGCGAGTGGCTAGAGCAGTCGTTTTTTATACCTCTCTCCAAGATGGATGCACAGGCTGCGGGCTCTGCTATAACGTACGCAAGACGGTACGCTTTACAGTCCATAGCAGGTATCCCTTCCGAGGATGACGATGGCAACGCCGCTTCTGTTAAGCAGCCCCATCCATCACACCCTTCGCGCCAGAAGCCTGACACAGAGTTCGGATTCTAATGCGCAAGGACATACGGTGCGAGACTTGCAAAGCGTTGGTAGCGCCGCAGTACTACCCGTTCTGCAAGCCTTGCAAAGAGCTGATAGATCTAACTAACAAACTATGGATGAGTCATGAAAAAGATAGAGTGCGAACAGGGCAGCGCTGAGTGGCTAACAGCTAGGCTAGGTGTCCCATCGGCCTCACAGTTTTCGAAGATTGTCACCGGCAAGGGAGGCAAGTCTACGCAGGTTGAGGCTTACATCAATCAGCTAGTCGCTGAAGAGTTAACAGGCGAGACCACCTTGGTTTACGTCAACGAACACATGAAGCGTGGCACGGAATTAGAGCCCGATGCCCGTGAATTGTACGAAGCCTTGACAGGTACTACTGTTCAGGAATTGGGATTCTGTCTGCACGACACTGTGAACGCAGGTTGTTCGCCAGACGGATTAGTGGGGGAGGACGGCGGGCTAGAAATCAAATGCCCTGCCCCTGCTACGCATGTGGAGTGGGTGAAAGCAGGAGTCCTGCCTTCCAAGCACTTGCAGCAGATCATGGGGTGCTTGTGGATCACAGGCCGTCAGTGGTGGGACTTCATGTCCTATCACCCAACCATGAAACCTCTGATCGTTCGCGTAGAGCGTGACGAGGAATACATAGCAGCATTGGCAGAACATGTAACCAATGCAGCATTAAAAATCAAACAAGATGTTAACCAATACTTCCAGTAGGAGAATACGATGAGTGATTACGATGATACAAACCGTGGCGCGCTGTTCCGTAACGAGCGCAAAGAAGCAGAGACCCATGCCGATTACAACGGTACGATCAATGTTAACGGTCAAGAGTTCTGGATTAATTCGTGGCTTAAAGAGTCTAAGGGCGGCAAGAAATACATGAGCCTGTCAGTAAAGCCGAAGGATGCTGCTATCGCTAAGCCCGCTCCTGCCGCTACTGTTTCTCTCGAAGATATACCCTTTTAATTTATCGGGGGCGCAAGCCCCCTTATCCTTGGAGGATGACATGAAAAGACCAGTAAAAAACGTAGCACTAAAAATGACGCAATCGCACTTTGACTTGCTTCGGCAGTACAAAGATACCTGCGGCCTGTTAAATCTAAGCGAGGCCGTAGAGAAATTAATCTCTCACAACCTGCCTCTAGAAGAGGCCGAACCTGAAGAAGCGAAGCAGCCCACTAGCCAGTATGCGATAGAGGATAACCTAGAAATATTCTCCGCTCAGACCCCTAAGAGCCCCTACGCTATAGAGGATCAGTTTAGTGTGCCGAACTTAAAGCATCCGCGATTAAGTTCTTTGCGCGAAACAATGACTCCAGTGGTTGAAAAGATGAAGAAAGGCCAGTCTATCTTGGTGCAGACTGACAAAGAAAGGCAGCGCTTTTCCGACATCATGAACTCTCTTAACCGTAAGTACGCCACTCGCGAAATCAAACATAACGGCACAAAGGCTTACCGTTGTTGGGCTGTTTAGGGAGATAATCATGCACATAGGCCACGCAATTAGATGCGCGCATGCAGTTAAAAACATAAAGCACATCCGAGTGGCGCAGCAGATAGGAGTGAGTGCAGCTAACTACTCGCACTCACTTACCCAAAAGGGTATGCAAGTAAAACGCTACAAAGAAATCTGTGACGCGCTTGGCATGACGATGGATCAGGTGTTCAAAATAGGAGAAGAGTATGTTGACGGCAACTCAAACTAACCAAGAGGTGCGCGAGCGCCTAGAGAAAGACCTAGAAATCTACTTCGCGAAAGGGGGTACGGTAAAGGAGTTTCCATCCTGCACTTACTCCGACCACGTTATGAGCGAGAAGCAAAGGTTTGACGCGAGGTACGGGCAGAGGTCAGTAAGATGACAGACATCAATCAGGGGGAGTTCTGGGTCGTAGATGATAGGCGTTCTCTGGAAAGCTTTATCAAGATGATGACTACGATGTACGATGAGAAGAAGTATCTCACACTCAAGATCAAGGGCGGTAAGACCAGAACATCCGCCCAGAACAACGCGCTGCATGTGTACTGCCGACTACTGAGCGAGAAGCTTAACGAGTCAGGACTAGACATGAAGAAGGTAATCAAACAGGAGGTAGACATTCCGTGGTCTACTTCCTTGGTGAAAGAATACTTGTGGAAGCCCGTGCAGACTGTTGTCACGGGCGAGGAGTCTACCGCGAAGGTGGCGTCAGAGGATTACCATAGAGTGTACTCTGTACTCAGCAGACACCTCAGTGAGAAATTTGGTGTGCATGTAGAGTTCCCGAGCAGAAAACCATGATACTATTTGCAGAGTTTCAAGACGCTCTAGAAGAAGCCAAATGGTGTGCTGATAATGAGCAGCAAGCCTACGCGATTGTCGTTTATAAGACGGGCTTTCGCGTAAGTAAGCGTTCTAGAATGTACCAATACAAAGGCATAGTGTTAGAAATCGGACACCGTGAGGACGCATCATGAATGACAAAATGCAGTATGATCCACCAGAAGACGTTAAGGCTGTGGCTAGCGCATACTCGCTTAACTCCAAGCTGTTTAGCATAGCGCTAATTAAACTGCGCTACGATAAAATGAATACTGCTAGCCAGATCCGAGCCGAGAAAACCATGTTTGCATTGCTTCACGAGAGAAACTGGGATGCCAAGAGCGACAGATAGGCGCGTAAAGCGCAAGTCTAAACCTAAGACTAAGACCTCGGCACAGCTTAAGCAGGAGTGCTATAGGGCGATACAGAAGCTCGCGAGGATAGCTGCGGCAGATGATCAAGGTTATTGCTCTTGTGTCTCCTGCGGCGTTACAAAGCACTACAAGGACATGCAGGGTGGACACTTTATCCCCAAGGGCAACTCGTCTTACTGGGCGCTAGAGATAGAGAACATCCATCCGCAGTGCGCAGGGTGCAACATGTGGGGTATGAGGCATGGTTCTGCTGCTCAAGAGTATACGATGTGGATGGAAGACATGTACGGCAGAGACTTTGTCAAGGACATGATTGCAAAAAAGTCGTCCCCCGTGAAGCGATACAAGGCAGATTACGAGCAACTGTTGGCCGAGTTTATTGAGCTTATTCGTAAGCACGAGAGGAGGATCGCATGAATTTCTATCAGGCTGTTGCCGAGCTAGCCAAGACACATGGCAATGCTCGTAAGAACCTACACAACCCACACACGGAACAGAATGCGTTGGTGGAAGACCAAGACCCAATCGGCATGATGGGCGAGCTATACTTCGCTTTGATGTATGGTTACGCAGCAGACCTAAAAGAAAAAATCTCAGGTGATGATGGTTACGATTTCACAATTCCGCTAAAGTTTACAGTAGATATAAAGACAACAGTTAAAACGCCGAACGCTAAGAATCTATTCGTCAAGCAAGGCACGGTCAAAGCTGACATATACGTCCTAGCAATGTACGATGATGAGAAAGTAGACTTACTTGGGTGGGCTTGGGGGAAAGAATTACTAGCAATTACCCCTCGCGACTTTGGTAGGGGTAATATTAACCACTATATACCCATAGAAAAGCTAAGACCTATGGACTCGTTAACCGTAAGGATGTGACATATGGACGAAGAAATTTACATAGAGATGGTGTCTTCAGACGAAGCATACGAGTGGATCAACGACATGATACAAACCCTTGAGGGTCATGACCGTGACGTTGTTGGCACTATAGCTTTAATGCTAGAAGACCTGACCGAGTTCGTAAACAAGAACGACTTCATGAGAAAACATTTCATGCAGTTTGTAGAAGACAAGCACGAGAATGAGGAGTTACTACATTGAGCGCAACAGACCATCAGGTGGCAGGTGACCACTACAAGAAGCTAAAGATTCAGCCTATTGAGTACATCCTCGCGAATGAGATGCAGTTCTGTGAAGGGGCGATTATCAAGTACATCTCTCGGTGGAGAGACAAAGGTGGGATCGAAGACCTGCGCAAGATAAAACACTTCTGCGACTTCTTGATTGAGAACGAGGTGAAGGAAGCGCCCCTCACTAACATGAGCGAGAGGCGCGTCCCGAAGTTTTAGTCTCTGTAGCGCTCGCGTTCTTCTTTCTCTAAGAACGCTTCAGCGCCGCCGCCTAAGAAGTTGTATAGCCCCTGACCTGCGACTGGCAAACTTCTTAACGCCTTAGGGTCTACTGGCTCGCCTTTAAACAAAGACTCCACAGTTGAAAATATGTCCCGCCCCGCGTTTGACAAAGCTGTTGTAGGTGGAGACACAACGTCTTGCACTGTGCCTATTATGTCGCCTCTGAGTAGCTTGTTTTCTACCGTATACCTCGATGTCAGCAAAGTGCCTAACGCAAACTTTATTGCGTTGTCAGGTATTCTCTCGGCATCAACACCTCTGCCTTTGATAGCGTTCTTAAACTCTTCTACCGCCACAGACCCGCCGCCAACCAAGGTCGCATAAGATAGCAGAATTTTACCCGCTTCTTTGTAGTTGCCTTTGTCGTATTCTGTGCCAATACTATTGCGCAACATGTCTAGTTGCTTGATGGCAAAACTTTTTAAGTTATAAAGGATTCTTCCGTTTGGGTTTTCCAGATAAGCTAACGGCATTTCAAGTAACGAAATAGGCTGATGTCCTGACAACTCGCTAAACATTAACAGCTTTACGTTTTCTGATACCCGCCCTCGCGCAAGGTCTTGCACCAGTCCGTTAAACTCTGCGCCAAACACATCACCCCATTTATCTTTAAGTTTTGCAACCCCCGCTGTTGTTTTGGCAAGATTTTTGTTCATCTTAAATGCCGCTTCTAATGCGGTGTTTTTTCCAAGTCTATCCATTGCTTTAAAGCCCGAGTATTTTAAAGCGCCATCCAATACCCCTGCCAAACTGCTAGGGTTGTTCATGTCTTCTGCAATGATATTAGTTAAGCCAAGTTTTTCTACGTTAATATCGCCGCGACCAGTAATGCCTTTTACTACAGAGCCTAGCGTATTCTTAATTCCGTATCGGTGAGCTGCAACAAACAAGTCTCCTAGCTGAGTAGCAGCAGAGAATGGGTTGCCGAGAAGTATCATGTTGCTGACTGCTTTTAAGTCATTAAAAAATTGACCAAGTTTTCCCGCCGGCTGAGTCCCCGCCTCAAGTCTTGCTGATAAAAACTTTTGTAGTTGTTTTACTTCTGCGGAGTTGATGTCACCAGAATCAAACAAGTCATTAGCTAATGCTCCGATGCTTTCGCTAATGTTCATTTCTCCTTCATCGCTTTTTAGCGCAGACACATTGTTAAATAATCTTTTAGTCTCTGTGTCATTGGTCATTCGTGTGATGTATTTTGTCAAAGCGTTAGTGGGCGATTCGTAATTCTTAATGAGATCAGAATCTAACACCGCAATTTCGCGCCGCTTATATTGATTAGGTGTAGTTTCTTTAATGGAATACCTAACATCATTTTTTAAGAATGCTTCCATCACAGAAGTTTTTTGCGCTTGAGTTAAGTCAGACACTTCTCTGTTCATAGAATTAGCTTTGTCTTTGAACATCTTGTCTAGTCTGCTGTTTTCTATATTGCTTAACCCTAGATCAAGTCTTGTTTTTTCTACATCTTTATTTATGCGAGGAAAATAGTCAGGAATTTCTCTGGCATTTTCATCTATCGTGAGTCTTGATTCATGAATATCTTTTAAAGTTCTTTTAACGCCATCCATAATATCCAGAACGGATCTAGACTCCCCAGTTAGTCTTCCACCGATGCGCACCTCATTGATACCGTAATTAGATGCTAGCTCTATTGCGCCATCGTAATCACCATTGGCAAGTAGTGTTGCGTATGCGTCTTTTTGGTTGGCAGGTATGGCTTTCTCTATTTTTTCAAAGCCTTGTATGTTTTTCATGTATGTGGCGTTGCGAGTAAGAGTTCTAAGCTCAAACTCTTGCATTGACTTGTATAATTCAGGGCTGATTTTTTTAATACCCGTAGAAACAGAGCCCAACATATCTGCCACCCAACCTTGCGGCACTGCGGCAACGTCAAGTGTATGTTGAAATTCTTTAATAGCATTTGCTATTTCGGGAGTTGGCAAATCAAATGTTTCGGTGGCAGTGCCTAATACTTTGATCGCTTCTTTAGGCTCAATGCCCAACCGAGACACAGCGCCAATTACAGGGTTGTCAAGATCTAAACCCTCTGCTCGCATTTCAATTATTTTAGAATTAATCTCTACCATTTTTTCGTTAGCCGCGAGTGTGTCGGCCTCGGTTCGTCTGGCGTTTAATGCGGTTTTTAATCTATTGTAATTTGGCTTAATGGCTCTGATGGCTTTGTCTGCCATTGTTCCAAACGCTGCTCCGCCCGTTGTGGCTAGGCCGGTCATGGCGTAATCAATCTCGCCATCTTCAGCAAGACCTCTAGTAGCTTCGTACCCTCCTGCTAGAAGACCACTAATTGCAGCGACTTGTTTTAATCCTTTGCCTACGGGAGATAAAGTTGAGGGATCTGCTATGCCCTTTACAACTGCGCCAAAAAGTCCCATGCCACCAGTGCTTTCGCCATCTATCCTTGCTCTTTGATAAAGCTCAGGATATTTAGCTTGATAAACTTTTTGTCTGTATTCTTGAATTCGCTGACGCTTTTCATCGTAAGAAAGATCATCGTAGTCTTCGCCGTATGCTTCGCTCGGGCTTGTATAAAAACCATTGCCCTCATTGGAAGGATCGCCAAAGTAACCCATAGGGATTGCGGCTTCTGCTAACAATGCAATATTGCCAGTGAGATTTGGCGAAGTATTAAACTCGAACGCAAACCTTTCCATGCCAGAAAAATCATCAACTAAAGTGTCGGCAGCAGCAGTCTCTTGAGGCTCGTTAACTGTGTCGCCCTGACTGCTAAGGTGTGTTTTAATGGAAGAAATTATATCCTGTTCTGCCGTACCCGCAGGAAAACTAGCCACACTGCCATCAGGAAGATTAACTAAAATCATTTCATCCATGTGTTAACCTCCTGTGGATTTGAGTTTGCCAGTTTCGGGGTCATATTCTAGCGCAGGTTTAACAGACGATTGCTCGCTAGCGTTTGGCATGTAGACTCCTGCCGCAACATCCTCGCGGTTCATGCCCTCAACTATTTGAATTGCTGCTTGCTGAGAAATGCCACGCTCTTGCGAAATAAAATCAATTAAGTTTGCTAGAGAATCTATAGTAATAGCTTGGTCTCCTGCAAACCATTTAGTGCTGTCTGTAAAAGCCTTTAATGTTGGATTTTTTCTTATTGTTTGTTTTAGCGCCACGCCTGATGCGTTTGGCATTCTAGTTGGCTTAAAAACTGACCCAAGCGGTGGTTGGCTAGACGCTAGATTCAACTTAGTAACTTCATTGTCATTGTTAGGGTCAATAACAATATTGTAGTTTTCCATTCTGCCTGTTTCAGAGTTCATAAATCTAGCAGTTGTGTAGCGTAAGCTATTAGGATCACCAGATATTAATTTTTCTAATTTGGCAGGAGTAAACATGCCCGACAAAACCGCATCGTGCAGCATTTTTTCTTCTGGTATATCTTGATTGTAAGTTGCCGCTAGTTGTTTTTCTAACTCGGTTTTACCTTCGCGCACTGTCTTTGCTGCCGCAGCACTAGTTTCCGCGTTCTCTAAATTTAAGACTTGTAACGCTTGCTGAGTTGCATTACTTTCTTTCCATTCATTAAATCTTGTGACGCGCTCTTCTGCTGCATCAATTGCACGATCTTCTCCTCTTGCTGCACGATCTGCCGACTCTTGCTGCAATAGATCTGCGGTATCTTGTCTAGATACTTGTCTGGCTTTATCCGCCAGTTCAACTGTTTTTTGAGATGCCGCTGCTCGCAAAGCTGCTGCTTGAACAGGATTAGTGGACTGTAAAATTTCCGCAGCTTGACGCATTCCCAAAGGCGTAGACATGTCTAACCGTGCAATCTGCTCGCCTATTTTTTCGCCACTACTTCTTGGATCTAACCCAAGCATAGGTTGTACGCCACGGCGCAAGTCTTCGTTGCGTTGTACGCCTAGCTGACCTGCTGTTTGAGCAAGAGGGGCTGCTGCTCTAGCTAATCCGGTAAGATTAGAAGACAGCAACTTACCCTGCATCATGCCTTGCTGTAGCAGCTTCTCTTGACGTTGCTTAGGCGTATCAATAATGTCCGCAAAAAGTGTGTTTATATTAATAGCCATTGTTTAACCTCCTAAAAGTGCTTCATAAGCCGCTAGAGCTTCAGGGTTGGACGAAAAAGCACCTTGCTGTTTGGCGAAGTTAGTAAAAAAATCACCTGCTGAAGACGTTGTGGTAGGCGCTGCGGCAGCTTGCTCACCCTTTAGTAGATCAAACAAACCTTGGAACTGCTGCTGACGTAACGCTGCCGCAAGACCTTCAAAGCCTAGCTGCGCTTCTAGTCCTGACTCTGCTAGTCCTGCTCCTGTAGTTAAACCTGTTGCGCGAAGGGCTTGGCTAGTTCTAAATGCATCTAGCGCAGGGTTAAGATTTGCAAGAAGTTGGTTCTGTCCTTGGTAGGCAGCAGGTAAAGATTGTAGACCTAGCTGACCTAACAAATCAAACCGATTGCGTGTTTCACCTAGTCCTGCCAGTGTTTGCTGTGAGGTCAAGGCTTGCTCTGCGCGAGCCTGTTCCATAGCTGTTAATGCAGAGCCCGCTTGTTGCTCCTGTATAGCCTTTTCAAGGGCTAACTGCTCTGGTGTGCCACCAAACATACCTGTGCGAACACCTGTCCTTCCTTGACCAAATAGACGCTCCTCGAGCGCAAGGCGCTGACGCTCCTGCTCAGGTGCTTGCAGGGCTGTGAGGTTGCCCATGATTTCCTGCTCTCGCGCAGCCCTTTGCGTAGGGTCTTGCGTAAGCATGCCGATAATCTGGCCTTGCTCTTGTTCTCTTGCAGCAGGGTCATCTAAAAACCCAAATGCTCTACTGCCAAAACCTAGCATTCGCTCTTGTAGAGCCTGCTCGGTAGGGCTAAGGCTAGTATCTAGGTTTCCGGTAGAGCTAAAGCCTGCTCGCGAACCTGTAGCTGTAGTAACACCAAAAGGTTTAAATGTAGACTGACGATCTATCTCGCCAATTAAACCACCTTGAGGCACTGTATAGTTTTGCCCGTAGATAGCCGTAGAAGCATCGTCACTAAGACCTTGTATATCTTTGATTGCTTCGTTTTGTGCAGCAAAACCACCCAATCCCGCGAGGAGGTTGCCTGTTTGACTGCCAATTAAATTATCATACCAAGCCATTAGTAAGTACCTCCATCAATAGTATCAAATGTGGACGTACCACTAACCACTAGGTTGGCTGCGGTGACCGTTCCTGTAAATGTAGGAGACTCAGAGTTTGATTTGCTATTTACTGCTACAGCAATTGCATCGTACTCAGCCCCCACCTCAGTGCCTTTGATTACTTTAGCGGGATTACCACTAACCAAAGCATCCTTAGCTGCGAAGTTCGTTATCTTCGTGTAGTTAGACATTACACAATCCTTCCCATTAGGGCTTGAATATTAATTTCTTGCAAGGCAATTGTCTTGCCATCAACTGTGGTCTCTACGCCAACGGCTACTACTGTACCCTGTCCTGACGTATTGATTTTCTTTCGCGTTATTAGTGCAATAGAGGAAGAGTACTCTGCCTCGGTGTTAAATTCTGAGATATTGTATTGTCCCACATTCGACTTTGGTAAGGTATACGCTTGCTTCCTGTACGCACCGGAGTAATCGTATGCCCAGTTAAGTACTACTGTAGCCTCCGCCCCGTCAAAAGTAGTGAGGTTTATCTTCTTTAGGAACTTCAAGTTAGATGTATCGCCAAAGCTAAGAGGGTGACTAAAGTAGCTAAGAAGATAACTTGTTGTTCCATCTTTAAATCCTATGTATTGAGCGATCCCCGCGCTGTTGCCAATATATAAAGACTCGGTAGAGGTATTAGCAAAGATTAATGGGTTGATGTGCGACCATGTGGTTGCTCTAAAACTTCCATCCTGTAGAGGGAAGCGAGTATCAAAGCAATATACTACGGCTAACTGTGGGAAGTTTAGTAACACAAACGCCTCACGAGGCGAGTAGTGCATGCTAATATTCCCAGTTTCTGCCGCGAAGAGAGACTTGATATCGTTGTTGACGTTCTTAGATATGTCGCCAATTGGGGCTGACTTCTCTTGAATGGTTCTTGCTAGGCTTCTAACCCCTGAGTCATCAAGGAAAATAAGATCTTTACCTGTAGACACCACTGCGTCTCGCGACACACAACCCACATTAGAGATGGTATCCGCGAGGGTCATGTTAGCGGGGCTTTCCGCTCCTGAATACAAGACGATAGAGTTCCTGCCAAATATCACTAGGAAGCCGTTGTGAGCCGCTAGAGCAACGATCGTGTCGTACCCTGTAGGCCAGACAGTAGTAATGTCAATCGAGCCTGTAGAGCCTCCTGTCCAGTGTGAGCCGTTTAATAGGTCAGACCAGTAGATAATAGATTTATTGTCCGCAAAATCTGCGACCCATAAACGACCGAACGCAGCTAGACACTCGTTACCTTGCGGCGGAGTACCTGTAGCGTGTCCGTGAGCTGACATAGGGTCAAAAACACCAGTGCTATCCTTGTAAAGTAAAGGCTCATATCCACGCTGAAAGAAAAACATCGAACCGTTAAAGCTGACCATCTTCCAATTGTTATCGGTAATGGTATATCCCGCAGGTGTCAAGTCAGTTAGAGTGGTAGTTCCTGAAAAGACTTTATTGTTTCCTGCCGAGAAGAAAATAGTATCCCCGTCATTTGCAACAAACTCGCCCATAGACTCAATGCCATCGGATGTGCCTAGTACCGCAGCTCCGTTAGTAGAGATCATGGTATAACCCTTTCTGGCAGCTATCCTTCCCTCTTTATCAATCACACAGTTATCTGCAACAGCAGCGAAGCTAGGCTCTTGCGCGAGAGGTGCGTCTTGGGTGTTTATCCCTGCGAATCCCGGAGCTGTGATTGTAATGCTCTGTAGTTGTTGAGCCATCTACACCACCCTATATGTTGTTTCTTCTGGGTAACGGTTAGCGTCTACTGCTATTGCATCTGACAACGCTGACGAAGCTACGGCAAACTGTTCTGCTGCTGACTGACCGCCTGTCTCACCCCTTTCGCGAAGAGCCATAGCGTAGGCCATCTGTACGACAGGATGATACGGGACTTTAATCTTAGTAGCATCTGTTGTGAGTAGAGCCTGTGGTGCAGCGATGTCAAAGCGTAGTGTGTACACAGCGTCAGGCTGCGGATACACCCTTACTTTCAAATCATCATTATCATCTACGCCACTTACAACGTAGTCAGTAGGCGAGCCATTTGCAGGGGTTTGATTAAAGTACAGGTTATCAAAATATGGGATAGTGTTTAGTGTTAAAAATCCCTGACCATTACTGTTAAGTGCTTGTTTAATTACCGCACTCTGACCCGAGCCCGTAAGAGAATACTCTGGCTGACCCACCACAGTGGAAACTTGAATGGTGCTGCGTAGTGCAGAAAAGTTCCACGAATCCTCTACTAGCTTCTTTGCGTCATTTACTAGGTCGCCTATCAGAGCAGAATACGAAGTCTCATTAGTTGTTGATACTTCATCTTCTCGTAACCTGCGGAGGACGTTGTTAATTGCTTCTAAGTATGTCATCTACCTGCCTCCAGTGGCTTGTAAGAATCGCTCAAACATCCCAACCGGAATGTTATCTAGCTCTGTAAACTTTGGCTCAAACAAAATTGAGTCAGTTAGTGGAGTGCTGTTAACTACTTGAGCGAATAAACCAATTGCGCCATCTTTTCCTGCATCGCCTTTTTCGCCTCTTATACCCTGTAAACCTTGCAAGCCCTGCTCGCCTTGCATACCCTGCTCGCCTTGTATGCCTTGTTGCCCTGTATCGCCTTTTTCTCCGGTAGCCCCAGTAGCACCTGTAGCGCCTGTAGCTCCAGTTGCGCCAGTATCACCCATTAACCCTTGAAGACCTTGGTCGCCTTTGTCGCCTTTATCTCCTTTTTCACCATCAATACCGTCTATACCGTCTATACCGGCAGCACCAGTAGCTCCGGTAGCGCCAGTAGCTCCGGTTGCACCAGTAGCACCCGTATCTCCTTTGTCACCTTTATCGCCTTTGTCGCCCACTTGACCAAGCAAGCTGCCGTCTAAAATACCTTCAACAATAGTATTAGGGAGATTGGCTATAAAAGTTCCTGAGTCTTCTTTACTCAAGGTGTCAATGCCGTCTGTGATTTGGCCTTGATTATTAACCTTAATTGTTGGTCTTTGGATGATATCTATGTCATCAAGCACGAAGTTACCGCCAGTGTTGGTAGTGTTGCTAACTACGTTTTCTGCAACTACTCCGTCAGCTCCTATTACAGGAGTTACTTGATACTCTTGTCCGTCTATAAGAGTGCCGCCAAGGTTTGGTACACTATCTCCAAGAGTAGAGCTAATAAAGCTGTTTGTCTCTTCGTTGTAAGTCCATGTTTCATTAACATCACTAACAGTTTCTGTAGTGCCTGCGGCGGTTGTGTCTGCTGTAGTGCTTGTGGTTGTCGTTTGATCTACTGTTGGGTCTTGGCTGACTGTACCTAAGTCTGCTGCATCACCCAAAGAACCATTACCGCCAGTTAATAAATCATTGGCTGTCGTGTCCTCTGTTAGGTCTACGACTTCTTCTGGAGCTGCTGCTTCTGCTGCTGCTTGGGCTGCTTGGGCTGCTGCTAAATCTGCATCACTAAGCATTTGGTTTGAGCCAACAGTAAGATTAATTGTCCCTGCTGTTGCGTCAGTAGGATCATTTAGCGCATCAGCAACTGCTATCCCTGACATTTCGTTGTAGGCATTTTGTATATCCTGCTCGGATATGCCTGTTTGTTGAGCGACATCAGCAATTGTAACTAAGCCTTTATCTAATAAATCTTTGACATAGTTAGCTTCAAATTCATCTATGCCATTTGCTACGTTTACGGGGCGAAAAGTATCTTCCAAGGTAAATGAGACAACATCCGGAACGCCTTGTGTTTCTAGTACGTTAGCCATAGCTTCGTTAGCAAGAGCTTCGGCATAGGTTTCGTTAAACATTTCTTGGCTAGACTGAATGCCTGTTCTGTTGTCAAGAGTACTGCCAAACCCACCAAACTCTTTGTACAAATCTCCTGCTTGTAGCGCAGGCATACCAATGAGGCTTGCTAGGTCGCCCTTAATACGTTGTTGAGCAGTTGGCTCAAGAGGGTCAAGCACTAACTCTTGCGAGTTAACCGCCTTGCCATCACGGCCAATAATATTAAGAGTTCCTCGGCTGTGCTGATATTCTGCTTCCGCAGCACTAACGTACCCTCGGTCAGTTAAAACCATAGAGTTTGGGTTGAGTTTATTTCCTAGTCCTGCCATTACTCGTCCTCATCTATCAGCAAGTTGTTTGTCAGTGCTGACTTATAGGTTTCCATCAACCCTATTAGAATTATAGGGCTTAGCTCTAAGTTTATTTGAGACTCCACCCAGTTGCCTAGCGCTTCCATCGCGTCTTCTATTTGATGATCTACCTTGGTATCCGGAAAATCTATAATCATGAGCGTATGTCCAGTTGTTAATCACAAAGCTCGGCTAGTTCTTTCCAGTCTGCTGCTGTCCAGTTGGACGTATCCGTTGCGGCAGGAAGCTCAACGGTAATACCTGATATATTTCCACCAAGTAGACCAGAGCTTGCAGAAGTATTGCCTTTGATACAGGCCATTGCGTTGTCGTCAGGAGTAATCTCAAGACTGTTGAGCTGTGTGCAACTTGAAAGCCCAAGCATTATAATTGTACCCAGTATTTTGTTCATAAATATCCTTAAACAGTTCGTGTAAGAGGTGTTCTCATCTGGCGTAATTCGTTAACACTAATCTGCATGTCATTAAGAATCTGCTTGTAGCTTTTCATCGAATGATCTGACAACGAATCTCCAAGACCAAAATCTTTTTTAATATAGCCGCGAGGAGGGTTGAATAAAACATGCCCCCAATTATCAAAGTATATTAAATCCTGATTGGCGTCTGGTGCATAGCCAATCTTAGGCATGCGAGCAACAACGTCACTGCCTGAGACACAAGATATTTGATTCTTGTGGTGCATTCTTTTTTTAGAGCCACGCACAAATACATTGGGCTTGCCAAAAGTCACGAGCGATACATCATCAAAATCTCTACATGCCCATGCGGATAATTCTGCTAACGCTCCGCCAAGAGAATGACCAATAAATACGGTTTTCTTGTATGGGTTTAGGCATCTTCTAATGCGCTTCCACACTGACTTATGCGCTGCTGAGAATCCCGCATGACTCCATCGTTTGTTGTAGTACGCAGGGATTGCGGTTAGGTTAAATAGCCAATCCGCGAAAGAGTTAGTTCCGCGAAAGACAACGTAATTACATTCTGGAGTAAACTGTATAAACGCAACCGTAGACGTTAAACGGTTTTCTATCTTCATAGATGCCGGTATATTGTCCTGATAAGCATCTAGTGCTAGTTGAGCGTACAGTTTTTCCATAATTATCCTGCAAACCTAACTGCTGCGCCGATTGCCGCTGCTAACACTAGCCAGACTATGCGTTCGGCTGATTTACCCTTAATGACGCTTTCGGATAAACGATCTACCTTCTCATCCATCGCGTCTACTTTTGACTCTATATGGGACTGCCGATTAAACACAGTAACAAGTCTTTCCTCAACACGCGCCAATGACACGATAGCTTCTTGAAGTGTGTCAATTTTCTTCTCTACTCTGCTCAATCGGTCTTCCATCTTACTCTCCTACAGCGTTAAATCAGGAGTCTTAACAGAGTCCCGTAATTGGTATACATGGCGTATAGCTTCACCACCTTCGCGGTGAAAGACTATCTGAGTCATAACACTTGACGCTCCGTAACCTGCTCCTGCGTGCCAAGAGTCGGGTGGTGCTAATGTTCCGAAAGTTTCTACAAACACCCCGTTGTCAGTCTCTAAGACGTTCTGGTGATGGACATGACCTACTATCCACTTGCGGTAATTTGTAGATGACCACTGAGTAGGTAGCATCTTGGGTAGGATAGCTCCTAACTTTGCTGCTTTAACCTTATCTCCGTGGTGTACTGCTATTAGATTCTGACCAAACTGTAGAGTATGGAAGAAGCCGTGAGGGTCTAGTATTTTTACCCTTTTCTCTTTTGAGTAGTAAAACTTTAAGATCAACGCGAGGGCGATTGCTGTGTCTGAATCGTGGTTACCACGAGCCATAATAACAGTGACGTTCTGATGCTTTGCTAACATCTTATCAATGGCAAACATAAACGTCTGTGCGGCTATCTCTAGTACCACTTCAATTCTAGTGTCTACGTCTAGCTTAGTTCCTGCAAACGTAGTTCCGCCTGATCCGTTAGCGTGAATAAAGTCACCGACATTCACAAGCAATGCTTGAGTTGACGCGGGAGAGGAATCGACTAAGTAATCAATTGCATCTAACATATCGCTAGAGGCTATCTTGGTGTCGTAATCCCTAGACTTAGTTTCCCTCGCGTCAGCCCTCATCCCGAAGTGTGCGTCACCTATTACTATGGTAGGTAGTAGGTCATCAGCAAACTTCTTAGCCTTGGGCTTGGCTTTAGGCTTGTACTTGGGAAGACCTTTAACCAGACCATCAACAAAACCTTGCAGCGCTTTGTCTCGCGCTGCTTCGGTCATTGTCCGCTTAGTCTTTAACCATGCCTTGTTCCCCTCATCATCAGAAGTGTAAATACTACGACCAATGACTATCTCGCCCTCTGGAACGTGGCGTGTTGCATCCCAGTTTCCAGAGTAACCCGCCGCAGCCGCAGCGTTTTTAACCGCACCAATGTGGTCGCGAAGTGTAGACGGAGAAACGCCCAAGACACCCGCCGCTTTAGCAACAACCTCACCGCAGTCTTGCCACGCTTTTATTGCTTCGCGTTGTCTCTCGGTCTTAGCGTAATCTACAAGGCTCAAGGTTATATCCTTTAGTCAATATGTCTTTCAACAGTCTCTAAAGACTCAGTAAGCATCTTCAAAAAAGAATCTTTCCCCACTTGCAATTGCTGTAACTGGAAGTTCATGTTGCTAATCTTCCTGTCCAGATCGAGACAGTGATTAGTCATAGCAATCTGCTCTTCAGTGAATGTAGCTGTGTCGTGTTCAACATCATTAATCGTAATCATCTGAGGCTTGTTGTCTTTTCTCATTAGATTTTCTCCTAAGTTACCACGGAACACCCGCAGCAGTGACAGGGTTGACCTGCAAATCAATGTTAGCTTGCAGGCTTGCTTCAGTAGCGTCTTTGTCTACTGAGTCGTACACCCACCCAAGAACAGTCTCTTGAGTAAGATCAGCGTAGGGTA